CTGGCACATTCGGCGGGCTAAAGAACTCCACAACCGATTGACGGACTGTGGCTCTACTCATCGGATACGCCTGAATGGTTTGAGAATGTCACGGGCATCAGCAAGGTCTTGATCACCAGCAGCAGAGGATGACTGTGCGCCCTGAGGAGACAGGGAACCCATCACCACAGTAGAAGTACCACGATTCTTCAAGAACGACGAGGTCACATAGATGGCTGCCTGCTTGATAGCAGGAGGCATCGCAGAAACAGACACACCCGTGTAATGAGCGTACGCAGCAGGAGCCGCCAACGGCAACAAACCAGCACCAGTCGTCGGAGACCAAGTAGACGCAACACGCACAATCTCAGTAGCAGACCCATCATAAATCTCAAACATCTGATTCGGCATGAAACCAGTCAAATCCTTCACCGGCAACTGAGTAGCACCAATAGAAGTGTTCGTAGACAGCAACGTGTTCGCATAACCATTCATGTATGTCAACGTCACAAACTGTTCCTGGTTCGGCTGATAAATACCGCCAAACTGGATAGGCCCAAGGAACGACGTACCAAACCCCTGCAACGGGAACACAATCGCCATCTGCTCAATCCACGCAGTAGTCGGGTCAAGAGCAACCATCTGATTCGGGAACGAACCATACGAACCCGACACAACATCAATAATTGGCCAGTAACGAGGATGGACACGCAGAAACCCGTCACGGCTGATACGAGCGCGGAACGACTCAGTATCAAGTGTGGCAGCCAAAACCTGCCCACAATACGCATCAATCCAAGACGACGCGCGAGTAATCACATTCAACAATTCCTGGTTGTTGACAGCTTCAGTACCGCCACCAACAAGGTCATCAACATCGACAGCAGTAGGAGCCTGCTTGTACTCATCAATAGTCAGATACGGCGTACCGAACAGCGGGGAAATCGTGGTTACTTCTTGGGTCACGATCTCTATCCTCTCACTTCGGACGCTTCATATCTTCAGACCCACATTTTCCGCACTTCTTGAAGAAGCCATGGAAACCACAGTCTTGACAAACCCAACCATCGGCTTTAGCAAAGCCTCCCGCGTTTGGTTCTGTGTAACCGGCTTGTTTCAATGCTTTCGCATCAGCATCAGAAACACGAACAGTCCCATCTTTACCCATTGTGTAAAGACGAGAACCAACTTGTGTTTCGATTGCTGCCTTATCAGGTGGAACCAAACGTCTCATTTATAACCTTCCCATTCAAAGGTGTCATGTGGGGGAGGGACGGGATGGGGCGAACCCTCCCCCACACAACTCTTGTTGCTACCTACTAGGCGGCGATACCAGTAATCGAGCCGTTCCATGCTGGTGCGTAGCACACGAATGTGCCGAGCCAGTAGGAGGACGACTGGTACTGGAAGTCAACAACTGGCCACTGGATACCCATGTAGTCCTGGACGTTGACGACGCTCCACACGTTGCTGACCTGTGAATCAGGGATTGGCAGCGAGTAGCTGAGCGTTGCGGTGTTGCCCTGTGGCATCCACGGGTGAACGGTCATCGGAACAACCTTGCCAGTCACTTCGTTCTGAATGGCCGTGATGACCGAACCGATGACTGCGTTGCCGATTTCGTCCTGCTGGAGCGTGAGGCGGTAGTTGGTGCTGGACGAGTTCTTGAGAAGCTCGCTGAGGTTCTTACGGTCCGTACCGTTGAACAGAATCTCGTCAGGATCAGCCTTGACGCTGTTGTACAGCGACGCAAACTGAGCCTGGAACTCTGAACCAGGGCTGGTGGCGTTGAAGCCGCTGTTGAGGACCTTGCTGTAACCGCTGTTTGCACCGGTAACAACAGCCATGATGCCGTCGTAACCGTTGGCGTAAGCCGAGGTGTCGTTGGCTGCACCTGCACCAGTTGCACCAGTCACGATTGGGGTTCCCTGTGCGGTGTAGGTGAGTGTGCCGGTACGACCCTGGTAGTACAGCGACGCAGCAGCGTTGACGGTTCCTGCGTACACGTTGTAGCCAAGCGCACCCGTGATTGGGGAGCTAACAACAACATCAACAACCTGACCGCTGGAAACGGTGACAGCACCGCTAATGCTTGAAAGCACCGACTGACCAAATGCGCCAGCATCGGAGGTGGCAGCAAAGTAGTAAGTGCCAGCAGTCCATGCGGTTTCGGTCGAGGTCTTAGCGCGAGCCGTTGCGGTGATGGTTGGAGCAGAAAGCACACCTGAGAACGCGGAGTTGGTTCCACGACCCATGAGGAGCATCTTTTCTTCCATAAGCATCGAGCTGTACAGCAACGACTGTGCAGACAGAGCACGAATGTCCTGGAAGCCCATGCCCTCATACTGAGCAGCAAAGGTCACCGAGTCGGACAGACCGAACTGGAAGTAAGGAACGATTTGATCGTCACCTGCGTACTGAATCTTGGAACCACGGTTGAGGTACAAAGCGTTTGCGCCACCAGGGGGAGCAAAGTTGTTCTGAGTGGACTCAGAGATACCTGGGTGGATGTTGCCAAGGCCGCCAGTTCCCGAACCGGTGATGCCGGTGATGCGCTTGAAGCGGCGGGCAGAACCCTGACCCTTTTCGCGTGGAAGCTTGTTACGGAGTGGCGTTGGGCGTGGTGCGAGGTACTTAGCAGGGGCCTCAAGGTCGAATGGCACAAGACCAGTCGGGATTGGGCTACCGGTGCTAACACCGTTACCTGCGGTGATGTCCTTGACAATCTCGCGCTGAGCAGCAATCTGCTGAGTAAGTGATGCGAGTGCGTCAGGGCTGATGGACTTGCCAAGCTGTGCGATTGCGTTCTCAGCAGCGCGGAGGCTTGCGCCTACACCCTTCTGAACACCAGGGATCTCAACAGCAGGCTCAAACTCGCCTGATGCGGTTGCGTCAAATGACTTGGTAAGTGCAGCATCAAACGCTTCCTTACGGAGCGCAAGCTCCTTCGGGTCGTTTGTGCCGAACATTTCGGCGGGGGTGGATGACATGGTCAATGCCTTTCGGTTTAGAGGGATTTCTCAAGTTCGTCGGCCAGGAGTGTGTACCCCTGTGCCATTTGCGGATCAGTAGCCGACATTGCCTTACGGCGATACTCGGCAGCCTTTACCGCATTGGGGTTTTCTTGTTGTACAGGTGCAGAAACACGAGTACGCGCTGGCCCTGGACTTGCTGCCTTCTCAACCGCTGACACTCGCTCCGCTACCTGAGTAACGGACTTTGCGAGGTCCTCCGTGTTAGCTGCCTTAGCAAGTGCTTCGGTATGTGCATCTACAAGAATAGCAAGTTGCTTTTCAATGCGCTTGATGTGCTTGTGCAACTTCTTGTTCGCCTTGCGCAGTTCAACAAGGTCGTCAGACTTGCCAGCAACACCAGCAACGCCACCTTCACGGGATGATTCCTCACCGAAAGCTTGTGACGACACTTCGCCCACTTCCTGTGATGACTCCTCGCCAGCAGCCTTTTCGGTAGCAACAAAGCCACCTTCAGCACACTTGCACTCATCCATCGCCTTGCCACACTTGTCGCACATCTTTCCATCAGCCTTCTCAGCGGTGGATTCCTCAGGTGTGGACTCCTCAGCAGTCTCCTCAGGGTCCATCGCCTTAGGCATGGTTGACTCCTCAGCAGATGATTCCTCAGGAGTTGACTCCTCAGCAGCCTTGACAATTTCTTCTGACACGGATTTCTCCTTCTTTTTACGAGAACGCTTTTCCTTCAGTTCTTCGACCTGAGTAAGTTGACCATCAACAGCCTTAGCGACAGTCACGGTGCAATTCGGGTTAGCAGGACGGTCAACAAGGCTGACCTCCACAATCTCACCATCAACAATGCGGCCACCAATAGCCTTGTTGTCCTTAGCAACACGCGGGGCGCGGATACCGATAGAGAACCCCTTGAGAACACCGGACTCAACCTTCTTCACCGAGTTCGGGTCAACAATGCGGGCAGAAATGTAATGCCCATCTTCCTTCGCCTCATACTCCGTAGCAACACCAGCAGCAATATTGGAGTGCTGCTCACGAATGTTCCCCCATTGGAACCAGCGAGGCATCGCAGACTTCAACCACTCAGGGTCACAAATCTGCTGATCAGAATCAATCGAATCGTCGGTGGCTTTGCCGTAGACCATCATGGTCCCGTCGGGCTGCTTATCAGCCTTGAAAAACTGGACGAAAGTTGCTGTTTGATTCATGCTAATCCTTTAGATGCCACACGTTCGCTTCTCGCGCACCCAAAAGCCACAAGGCTGCTAAACGGTGATGACCATCATAAATGATGCGGTCACCGTCAACCTTGAGGACATTCGGATAGGCGTTCTGCCCCTCATGGGTTTCACCTGGATGGTTGATATGCCATTCCACGTTTTTCCGTTTGAGGTATTTCTGACTAGCGTACAACTTTTCTATTTCCACAGATTTGAGGTTGGAGTCAGCCCACCTCTGCTTGTCAATCTTGGGTCGCTCCAAAATGTCCCACGGGACAGCAATCAACCCATCCTTCACCTCAGGAATCTTGGCAAGTTTGTCCAAAGCATCATTGACACGTTGACGGTGAACCTTCACAAGATCAGCCTCCACAGCCAACTCAATCACATCCCCGCGTGATGGGACAACCGGCTCCAAGAAACAACCACAGTTCGGATGCAACGGCGGGTCGTCAGGGACAGCATCAATCGGGTACGGATTGTTCGCTTCCAAAGCCAAACAGTCCTCACACACATTTGCGTCACCCGAGGTAATCCATTCCACTTCCTCAATACCGTTCTGCTGGTACACATCCATAGCGGCCCCGTTCATGGCTCGCATCATTTCCGTGTTCGCAATCATTTCGGCACGGTCAGGGTTCAACAAAAGGTCAGAAATGTTGGCTGCGGTTTCCTCCAACGACAAACCGTTAGTCACAGCATCAGCCAAAGCCCTAGCCAATTCCTTGACACGAGTATGGTTCATCCCATCAATAGCGTCCGGTGCTTGAGCCACCAAGTTCTGAAGATTCGGCAGAAACGAATCCGACAACAACTGGCGAGCAATATCGGCATTACCTGGACGGTAACCCTGCCAATCTACTGTTGGCGGTTGACCGACAACTTCGATGCCCGTGATTGTCTCTTGGACGAACGCGGAG